ACTTAAAAAATTTTCTAGATATTCATCAACTATGTAAGTTATTGACAGATTGTCAAATGTAAGTTGATCACCCATCATAGGAATAGATTTAAAGGGTGTAGGAATTACAACATCTGATAATGCAATAGCAGGAATAGTGGCCGCAGTTGAAAAGAACTGCACCTTTGGTAGTTGATGGATTCCAAAACTAAACTGAGTTGGACTTGCGTAATCTAATTTATCTGGTTGTCTAGTTACTGATGTCATAATACTATTTATAACAAAAAAAAGGGGGAGCAAAGAGCTCCCCCAAGTTTATAGTTAAGTTTCTTATATTACATAAGGTTATTAACTTTAACACGCCTGTAGTAGGAGTTCGTGTTTGCATCAAGAGATGCGTCAGAGTTAAGACCAGAAGCAGGGAAACCGTCTGCAGCCGCACCAGCAGCAGCAAATGGGTTTGCAGCCATTCCGTAACGTGTCTTAAAACCGATTTTTGGTTGAAATGTGTTTTCACCAACTGCACGAACCATTTGTAATGGAACATATGGGCAGTAGAAGAAACCAGCATCATAAGGTGAAGTACCTTTATAACCAACTACTAAGAAGTTAGTTGCACCAGCATATGGATCAACATATACTTTGTAACGACCGTTAAGAACACCAGCAAAAGTGTTACCAGCAGGATCTACATTCAAGCCGTTACCTTCAAGAGCAGGAGCGTAGTCAAGAACACCAGCCATTTGAAGTGCAGAAGCAACATCAGATGAACATAAGATGATGTTACCTTTACCACGGCGAGTATCAACTGCGATTTGGTTAGCTTCTTGCTCGATGTAGAACATCAAACCTTTAAACTTCTCAACTGACCAACGACCATTTGCATCAACGTCAAGGTTGAAAGTGCCAGCAGATGCGCCACCAGTACCAGTTCTAGCCGCAGTCTTAACAAGACCAACAACTTCACGGTTGATTTCACCAAGAAGTTCAGCAGAAAGCATATTAGCTAACTCAGTCTCTGCATCTAGACCGTGGATTGCTTTAAGGTCTTGAGCAAGTTCTGAAGAGTACTCAGCTTTCAATGCACGAGAAGTAGCAGATACTACTACTTTATCGATTGAGAAAGACATTTCCTGAATTGGTGTACCACCAACAGTAACTGCACCACCGCTACTACCATCAGTGATCTCTTTCATGCCCATACCTTCAGCATTAGCAGTCGTTTGACCTTTACCAGTAGTAGTGTCACCAGAGAATTTAGGATCTGGCTCATTGATGAACGCTTCATTACCAGCAGTTGAATCGCCAGCAGTTGAAGCATACTTTGAGTGCATAGCAAAGATAAGTCCAGTAGGACCAGTCATTGGCTGAACACCACAGATGTCATATGCAACCAAGTTAGGCATTGAACGGCGAACTAAGCTGATCAATACTGGGTTATAAAATTCTTGGCCATTAGAGTTGTTAGCAGGTGCATCGGCTGATGCTTCTGATAACAGACTAGTTTGTTGAAGAGAGTGACCTTCTTTAAGGGCAGTCTCAGTGTTTTCCAAAAGAGTAGCTGTAACAGCCGCTCGATGGCTATCTTGGATGCCGGGAAGAGCGTTATGCTCTAGAATCGGCTTCCACTTGTTCATAAGTTCTTCATTTCTCATTATGGTTCTCCTTTATTTGAGATTTTTACTTAGTACTATTTATAAAATTTTAATTCTTGACAAAGCGGGATAGCGATTCAGCATAACTTGCAATGGCAGGTTCCATAGCAGGCTGTGCATCTTCCGCAGTCTCTTCTTGTAGAAGATCAGTTGATTCTTCTTCAGCAACTGGAGCAGGCGCAGACTCTACAAAGTAGTTGTCTTTGATTGCTTCTAATTTCTTAGAGTAATCATCAGTTGATTCAAAAGAAATACCTTCTGATAGAACACGCAGTTTTTCCGCTTGGGTGTCTGTTAATTCTTCAGAAACATTTTTGAATGCGACTTCTAAGTCAGCTTCTTTCTTCGCTTCCTTGATAGCCATCATTTCTTCTGCTAACTCATTATACTTAACTTTAGACTCTTCAAGAGCAACTTCAAGTTCAGCATTATGGTCAATAGTTTCTTGATCGATTTCAAGGTTATGCTCAGTTACTAGACCTTTGATGCTATCGAATAGAGATTCAGCAACTTCTACTTTGATGTTGCTTTCAACAGCTACTTGATTGTCTTCCATCCAGTTTTCGATAACGTAATCTAGATACTGGTCTACTTTCTCTACAATCTCTTCAACAGAAGTTTCTACTTGCTCTTGAAGATCGCTTTCAAATTTTTCTTCCAAAGTCGCTCTTTCAGCTAGTACTTTCTCATGTACAGCCGCTTCAAATACTGCTACAGCAGATGTTTTGAAGTCTTCAGAAAGTTCAGAACCGTCGAACAAACGCTCGATTGATTCTGCCATGCCACCTTCGACATTGCCTTGAGGTGCTTTTTGCTCTGAATCTTTAGCAACTTCTGGTTTATCTTTTTTATCGGTTTTGCGTTTTTTCTCGTTTCCGCCTTCTGGAGTTACGGCATCGGCTGCTACTGCATCAGTACCAGTCTCCTTCGCTTCCTCGAGGTCTAGATCAAGATCAACGCCTTTTTCTAATTCACTCATTTAACTTCTCCTTTTAAAGTAATTAATGTGTCAATATTACTATTTATAAAAAATTCTATTTCGTTAGAGAACGAACAAACTTCTCAAACAAAGCGGCCGCTTTAACTTCTAACTCTGCGGTAGAAACTTTAGCAGTCTGTTTAATTTCTTCTTCGATCTCGTCAAAAGTGTTCGCTACTTCCCATGAAGAAGAAGCTACATCGTAAATCCAATCTACACCTTCCATAACGCCCTTGACGAAAGCATCTGGTGCTGATGGATCAGCTACAATATCTCCTGCAGTGGCTAACATGAAGTCTTTCTGCACTTCCATGATACCATTTTTGTTCTGCTTGATTGAACCCATGCCACGAGATGAAATACCTAGAGTACCATCTTCATCCATGATGTTCTTTACAATCTTACCCATTGGCGTGTCCATTACTTTTGCACGACCAACGATGTTTGAACCATCTTGCTTTAGTTCAGTGAACATATGAGATACTCTATCAAGATTAATCGTAGGACCTGCAGGATGACCAAGTTCGCCATACGCTCTATTTTTCAAAACATATGTTTCGTTGTATCTTTTTACTTCATTAGCAAGAATCTCTTTTGGGTACATACGACCATTGCGATTCTTGATATCACCTTGCATGATGATGCCTTCAATATAATAATCTTTTCCGCCATCTTCTTTGGCTTCACAGATATATTGTACATCTTCAACGATTTCTTTGATTAGTAGACTCATATCTTCTTCCTATTTTCCGGCTGAGAATGCAAACTTAGCAACATCTTTAAATGTTTTGCTGTTGTCTAGCATATTCAACACTTTCTTTTGATTCTGTTTGTTCAATTGCTTAACCATTGAAACGATCATAGAAGCAGTTGTCAGATCAACTTTTTGTTTCTTGCCGTCTGAGAACTTAACATCGCCCACGCTTTTCTTCTTAACGATCATCTCTAAGTCTTTTAGAACGCCTTCTTTGTAGTAGCCTTCGTAATAGCCTTCTTCAACTTCTACTTCTTCGAAGCCTTTTGGAAGTTTCTTTCCTTTGAAGCCTCTTAGTTTAACTTTATCGCTACCATCTAACTTATAATCGCTACTCTTTTTCAGTCTCTTCTTTTTGTTTTTATCGAAGCCTTTTAGTTGCACTGACTTGGGCAAATATTCATGACTAGCAAACTTCGACTTTTTAGGGTACTTTGCTTCGTCTAAATCTTCTTCGTCTTCGTCTTCGTCATCTTTCATTGCCATCTTAGTAGCAGTTGCGTACATAACATCTGTAGCACGATCACCGTAACGATCCTTGAACTCATCCATTTTCTTTTTGAGTTCTTTTACAATCTCTTCTCTTTTTGCTTTCTGGGCATCAGTCATTTCTGCTTCAGATACAGTGCCTTCTTGTACAGACTCATAAACTTCTTCGTCTTGACCATTTGCTATATCGAGATCGGCTAAACGATTGGCGGATAAATCAAGTACTTCTGCTTCTTTGTACCCGTCTGGAAGTTCTTGTTTCTGTATCAAATGCTTATCGATAAAAGCCTGTTGTTTCTCTGGTGAAGCATTATCTCCCAAATCTTGAATTTGATCTAAAAGACCAGATTTCTCTTCTGTAAACTGCTTAAAAGATTTCATTATTGTTCCTTTTTATTATTCTGATTCTGTCGCTTCAGGCGATACTTCCGCCTGTGCTTCCATCTCAACTGGCTCACCTACATCTGATGCGCCATACATGGAATCGTATTTCTGCCCGATAGCCGCTGTCATTCTATCTGCCATAATGTTATTAAACGATACCTCAAAGCCATTTGCATCTTTGTCAATCGCACTCTTAATCAAATCACTAACACTCATGTCTATCTCCTTACCTTATTAAGTTATTTATAACCAACTGTGTTAAAAATTGCCATCATCGATATCGTCTTCTGCATCATCTGCATCTTCGTTATCTTGCTCAATTTGATCTCTCATTTTCTCGATTTCATCTTCGTTCATCATGAGAACATTCTTTCTTACCCATTCTGCTGAGTAGTACTTACCAACATAGTCGTCAATGTCTCGAAGAAGATTTAATCT